AACTTCTTGGTCGGGTCATTATGCCGTAACGTAGTGCATCGTACATATGATCCATTGCGTTAGTATCTACATCCTCTGGGTTCTTCTTGTCGAGTGGTAGCGAGGGCAGTTGAGAGATGAGGTTTGTGCAATTATTGAACACAACCATACGAGGTTCTTGAGTGAACTCATCCACTTGTAGTCTTCTGTGTATTTCGTTTTTACCTGCAACTCTACTCCCTTTACTTCTGTCTGATGGTCGCCATCTACAGCCTCTAACAATCATCTGTTCCGCAAGGCTAGGTCCTGTATCTCCACGTTTGTGCCAGAGCGAACTATCCAAAACTCCGTATTGTATCCTGCCATCGTCTGCTTCTAACTGTAGTATCCTATCTGCTAAATCTACCGCTAGAACTTTTGATACCTGCAACTCTCTGTATATTACTAACTGCTCTGCAGGTGTTATGGCTATCCAGACTACAGCAGAGTAACTTCCATAACCATAGTCACACGCTCTAAACTTTGTCCAACTTGCAGGTATCTTATATGGCTCTACCACATGTATCTGTCTGTTGAACTCTGGGAACGCAGCTCCTTCTGCTACATCCCAATCACCATCTAGTAACTGCCTTCTTTGATGCTCAGGTAGAGACAATAGCATTGCCTCGTAGTCACCTGACTCAGCTAGATAAGGATTGTCAAACAAATTAGCAGGTATGAAGCGTCTTCTAAAAAGAGGTTGCCCCTCTCTGCTATGACCTTTTGGAAATGTAATAACATTGCCACTTTCTAACTCCGTTGCCCAAAACGGTGTGTTTGCAGGTGAGGGATCTACAAACGTCTTTTTAACCCACTGATGTCCTGCCCCTCCGGGGTTTGTCGTTGCTCTCATGTACAGTCCTAGTGATGGATCTGTGCTTCTAAGTCGTGATCTCATATAGTCCCAAGCAAACGGTGTAGACCATTGAGTAAGTTCGTCAAATCCTATCCAGTTAAACGCTTGACCTTGATATCGCATTACATCTAGGTCACGGTCTAGGTATGACATCCACAGTCTGCCCCCCTTAGGACTCACCCACTGTGACTTTCTTTCTGACCACTTAATCCCCGGAATTGCTTTTGGATACAACTCCTGAGATTTTTGTATGAGTTCTCTTAACTCTTCTGTCGTGTGTCGAACTAACAGTCCACTAAAGTTTGGGTTGTTTATACCGCGTAGTGGGTCAGCCAACATTGCAAAAGACTTACCGCCTCCTGCTGCTCCTCCGTATAACACCTCTCGTTCTGACGAGGCTAAGAAGTCTGTTTGTGGTCCTTCATTTGGTTTAAACAGTACTTCAGGTTCTACCTCTGATGGTTCTGGTAGAACTATGGGTGTCTCAGGCTCTTGCGTTATCTTTGAGGGTGAAGCAGTCGAGCGAGTCTTCTTCGAGCTTCTTGATTTCATTAATCGCTTTTTCGAGCCTTCGGGCGAACTTACGTTTAATTGTAATTGTTCTCTTACGTCTTTTGTCAACTTCTATTCTTTTTCTTAATCCAGTATGTGATATGTACCTACCTGTTTCTTTTGTAAGCCAGTTAGCAACTTCTCTATAACTATATTGTTTTAGATGTTGTTTTGCTTTGTCTAACGCATTTAGTTGTATATCAATAGGGACTAGAAAGTCATCGTCTTCTTCATCTATTTCATAACCAAAGGGTATTGTCTTTGCCACTCTGGGTATTTTATTCCAGCTTTTGATAAACATGTCAGGCTTTGGTAACATCCAAAACCCTAACTCCTCGTTACTCATTCTTTCCTTCTTTTGCAGGTAGAACAAACACACCACCTGAAGACTCTACGTTTATCTTCTCTGTTTTCATAAATCCTGCTCTATCTAACAAATCCCTTGCTGCAGTCATTTTATCACGTATACCTAGCTCTGTAGGATCAACAAGAGCATTGCCCATTGCAACAACAGCCTTTGGTGCAACACGAGCCATATACTCTTTTGTTGCTTCAGCTATTTCATCTTTTAAGCCTCGTATAACGTCACTTGTAGCTGTGGTGTCTGCATATCCTGCCATCTTTTTTGCTGTGACAACATCTCCGTTTGCACCATCAAACAGCACAGCCATAAACTTTTGTTGTTTTTCATTTAGAACTTTTGTCATTTTTCTTTTTATCCTTGAAGGCTGATTGATCGTGTCTTGGATCTCTCGCTTGTTCTATAACTTTTTTTATCCAATCACCGTTTTCTCCTGTATACCTACAGTATTCACATACATCATCCTCTATATGATGTCCACAAATATCACATGTAGGCTCATAGAGCATCTAGTTTTTTTCCTTCTATAAACTTTCTGACGTTTTCTTCAGGAACACATAGTATTTTTTCTAGCGGTTGATTACCATACTGGTCACTTAAAGATTTCATTATAGGAAGGGGATTATTTCTAACGTGATCTCTGCAATCTATGGAGCTATGGAAGTGACCATGATCTTGAGGCTCTTGAAATATAAATACGTCTTTTGTGCCATCTTCATATATACCAGACATTATTGCTACTATAAACCATGCTTCTTTTATCATTTTACTTTCCTATACGCTCGTGTTTTCTTTGCGATACTCTTTGGTTGTTTGACGAATTGTTTACCTGCTTTTGTACCTTTCCTCTTAGCTCTAGTTGTCGCTGCGTACTCTTGGGGTGATAAAGATTTAATAGCAGCCTCTGGTAGATAACGCTCTCCAGTTTTCCCACTGGGTTTACCACTCTTGGTTCTCCACTTTTGTTTTGACCATGCTTTAAGACTTCTTTGGCTTTTTGCGAGTGCCATTCTTTGCCTTTCCTGCTACGCTTAGTGCGATAGCTATTGCTTGTTTTTGTGGCTTACCTTCTTTCTTCAATATGCGAATATTAGAAGATACAGCCTTATTACTTTTTCCTTTTTTTAGTGGCATTTCTTAACTGCTGTTTTGCTCTCTTGGCTATACCTGCTTGTTGAGGTTTGCCACCATATTTACTTCTTTGTTCCATCACTGTAAGTATTTGTATCTTACGAGCATATGGTTTGTTTATCTTCTTTACCTTTCGAGCCGTAGCTCGTGCGTCTGCAGGAGTCGCATACTTTATACGGACGGTATCTTTTGGATTTTCATCTGTATAAAGTCTGCGTCCTGATCCTTTTGGCTTCTTGCCAGTGCCAACTCTAGGGTCTTTAGCGATAGCCACCACCCTTAGCTTTGTACTGCTTGGCAAGCATTTGCGCCTTTCTAGCACTCCACTGCCCCGGCTTACCACCCTTAGAACCTGCTTTGATACGGCTAAACAGGTTCTTTCGCATAGTAGGCTTGGTGTAGTTTCCTGCCTTGTTTACGGTTGACTTAGCCATAGTGACTAGCCTTTCATTATTTTATAGCCTTTGGCTTTCGCTGCGGCTCTAAGCTGAGGAACAGTCATACCACCTGCTGCATAACCCTTCTTCTTCATGCCTCCCTTAGCATAGCCTTTCTTTTTCATACCGCCTCTAGCCATGCCTTTCTTCTTCATCATACCGCCTTTGTTCATCTTGCCTTTGCCGTCCATTGCAAATGCAGGAATCATCTTGCCAGTCTTAGGGTCTTTAGCCATTGGCATCTTTGCGCCACCTCTAGCCATTCCCTTCTTTTTCATTTTCATGCCACCTCGTGCCATGCCTTTTTTCTTCATTTTGCCTTTGTGCATTGCCATAATAAGTTACTCCTTTTTAGCATATAAGTTATTAAAGACTCGTTGAGTATCCCAAACGTACTCAGTCTCTTGTTTTGAATGGAACACCCTTTGGCTCGGCTTAAAGTCGGGTGGTCCTTCCCCTGTCTCAAACCATGCAGGGTGTGTTACTCGTACTCTATTATTAGGTAACGCAACAATGTTACCTGTATACTCTCCTGCTTCCATCAACTCAAGCACATGACTTTGTTTGTGTTGAGCAGGGTCGTCAGCTATCTCACTGTCTGTATAGTCTACAGTGAAATAATACTTAGCAGGGTAGAACTCTCCATCTATCTTGGCTATCCAAGGAGCAGGAGTAGCTCTGTTCAAAACGTAGACTGAATGTTCGTGGGACATACAATCCCAAGGCTGTGCTACGTATGGTGGTAACTCTTGCGGCCATTGCTCGTAAGGTGTGTCACCTACCAATGCTGTGATGGGCATCCTTGCCCACATTGCTCCACCGTGTACGTTTTCTTCTTCTGTATCGTCTGACTCACATCCTGTGAATATGACTTGAAAACTGAGTGACCTATTCGGTAAACTCGTCACGGCTATTACCATTGCGTGTAAAAAATCACCATGATACTGTTCAAAATTACACGTATACTCTCGTCTGACCCATGCCTTGAAGTATGGGATGTTGCTCTGTAAAAATGCCACTTAACCCTCTTTTATTACCAACTATTACTGTTTCCTGCGTATTGTTCTTGTCAAACAAGTACCAACTGCAGTTGTCTTTGCCTGTCATCTTACTGTCGGGTATCCATTTTACTCTGCCAACACTTACAATCTTTTTTAATCGACTTTGATATGGTTGACTTTGTTTGGTGTGTATCCAGTCAGCGTCAAACAGTAACCACGTTGGAGCTAGATCACTTAGATGTTGTATGATCTGATGTAGTAGTTTTCGCTCCCAAGGTGGGTTGGTAATATAATACTCTGGTTTTACAAAAATGTCAAGTACATTTCTCTTCTCTACGCTACTATCTTGCGGTTCTATGTCGCTTTGTAGCCAACAATAACAGTCTTTATGCTTCATCAGGAGATTTGTTAGCTGTCCATCCCCTGCACACGGCTCTACAAACGTAAAGTAGTTCTCTAAATGGTCCAGTAGGGGCAACAAAGCTTCCTCTGGTGTCGGATAGAAGTCTCTATCTCTTCTTTGGAAGTCGCTTCTTTTTCCCATTCGGTTTTTTCTTCTGTACTGCTACTACTGTTAAACTCATAATCGGTACTGCGTTTACTTTTTTCTTCTTTTTTGTCATTTTCTTGCCCGATTTACCTTTTTTGCTACGACTCTTATGTTTCCTCGACTGTTATTTCGTGGATTTTTGTCGATATGGTCTATATCTTTACCGTCACCCTTGCGAACTGCACCAGTTCTGGTTAGTTTTCGCCTAATTTTGTTACGAGAAGCTCTGTTTTTCTTCTCATTTGGCTTCGCACCGCTAAGTGCGTACTCTCTTTTATAGTTTCTAGGCATTTAATTGAAAGTGAGGACCATCAATGAAGGGGCGGCGCGACTGAGAACGTCTTAA